CCACGCAAACGCCGACAATATTGCCAGAGTTGGTAGCTGTTGAAAGAATCAGATAACCTGTGCTGTCAATTTGAACTGTATCTCCAGCGAAGATAGCAGTGCCAAAAGAAGCAGCAACGGGAATCTGTCGAATAGCACCTGCATAGGGCTTGCCATCAATTGAATTGATAGGCTTTAGACCGTAGGGTGCTGAGACAGTGGGGTAAGCCATGTTTTAAGCTCCAAAAAAAGTTATATACCTTTGCCAAAACTTACCTTAGAGCTACGTTCTTTAAACATAGGCATCCGAGGATCGTTCTCGCGCATAAAAGTGTTATCTACTGAGGCCATCTGTGCATCCGCTTGTTTAGCGTAATACGCATCACGATCCTGAGTAAATTCAACTGGGGTCTTACAAAGCAACAGTCCACCAATCTCAACACTATCTGGGAAGCGGTTAGCTTGACCACTCATCAAGATAATTTCGGGATGTTCTGAAGCTTTGACTGGTTCCCAGCCTTCACGAAGTTTTGAGGAAATGTTCATGGCATCAGCGTTGCCAAGCGTAGACAAACGAATCCAACGGAACGCATACCCGTCCTCTGGATGAGGGTCAGGTAGAAGTTGGGGAGGCATCCATTTTTTTGGACGCTCTGCTGCTACACGGCTTTCGGTTTCGCGCTTATCACGCTTTTGAATTGCTTCTGTCATTTTTAAGTCCTCATTTGTTCCGCAACCTTACGCGCATAGAGTTCCAACGGAACACCCAGACGTTTGGCGATATTTACTTGGGTTTGAGTTAGTACAACCTTTTTAGGGGAAGAACTTCTCGTTGCTGGCGCAACCACATTCGATTTAGTTCGCCGCTCCTCCTTTTCAGGTCTACCGGCGGGTTCCTCAGAATCGAAGGCTTCTGGGAACACTTGGCGCATACGACTATTTACTTTGTCGTAGTAATCATCTGAGCTAGGATCTACTCCATTTTTAACCAGCTTGTTGTGGAGTCCAAGCGCAAAACTGGTCATTTCATCGTCCGAGCCAAACCATTCGTTTTTCTCTCGCCACTTCTCCGCTTTGGGATCTGTGACCTGATTTGAAACTTGTGGTATTGTTACCTCAGCTTCCTCTTCTTGTAAAGGGGTAGGCTTAAAATTATTTATCCGATCAAGTTTTAACTTAGTCGAAGTTAAATTTTCTTGCGCATCCACCAGTGCCTCAGAGTCTCCGGCCTCATAAGCCTCTTTGTACTTACGCCGAGCATCTTCCATCTCAGAGGAAACAGCCTTTTTAGCTTGCTCTAACAGGGCATTTTGACCCTGATTTAGCGAACCTTTGAGCTTTTTGTTCTCTTCTACTATGGTTTGTGCAACCCTAATAGCCTCTTCGCGCTCCTTATAAGCCTGCTCTGAACGGCGTTTTTCTTCGTGATAGCCCTTTTGTAAGTGCTGAATTCGCTTTCTGACCTTCTCTCCATACTGAGAAAGCTCCTCTTCATCCAAATCTTTGGGAGGTTCTTCCATCTTTTTGGAGGATTTAGGCGTGTCATCGACTATTTCCAGCTCTACATCACCCTCATCTTCAATTTCTATCTTGATTTCGGGCTCGTCATTGCCTTTTTTAGAGGCTTTTGTGTCTTCATCAGGGAATTTGTACTCTGTTTTTTCCATAATTGCCCCTTAAACCCGTGTAACGCCGCGAGGATCTTGAACTACAGCCTCTACAGAGTCATCATTGATGATTCGGAATTCTTTTCCGTGGATTTTGATGCGAGTACCAGTGTTGGGTCTTACCAACACAAAGTCTCCTACCTTGCATGATGGCCCGGATGGAAACCTTTTCTCGTCTTTAAAGGCATCTGGCCCCAGTTTCACCACAAAAAGCACTGGTGACAGTAACTCTTCATAGTGCATGGTCTGCCCAGCCTTCATCAAACCACTTTCATACTCCTCATCAATGTCCGGTAAGACACATAACAAGTGATATGTCGATGGATCCGGTACTTGCTTAGCTTTTTCTTCCGAAGAAGCATTCAAAATACCAGATAAATCTACCGCCTGAACGTCAAATTCAGTCATCTTCATTTTCCTTTAGTTTCCGCACAAGGTCATTGATTTCCATCTGTGCAGTTCGCAGACCCCGGATTGCTCCGCACAGCTCCTTGTATTGAGCGTAGTCTTTAGCTACGCCATCACTCAGAGATTCAATGTGTTGTCTGATCTGATCGGTAATCTTTCCAGTCAACACCTCAAATATTTTGGTTTCCATCATTGCCCCCTATTAATCCTTGACATACCATCCATTTGGTTCTTAACCAAATCAGCCTCAATCCTTGCCTTTGTCTGCAATTCTTGAGATTGAAGGCGCTGAGTTTCTTTTGTAATCTCTGCCTCAATACGCTGCTTCTCCAACTGCAATTTCTGCATGGAAATCTGAGCGTCCGTCTGGTCTTTCTGAGTCTTGCGCTGTACATCAGCTTGCTTAATCTGCAACTCGGCCTGCTGGATTTGAACAAGAGGGTCTTGAGCTTGTTGTTGAGCTTGTGCCTGCTGCGCTTCAGCCGCGTTCTTCTGCATTAACTGTTGAGAACCTTGAGACACCAAACGAGACAATTGAACTTCAACATCCTCTGGCAAGTCTGCGTCAGGATTAGGTAATGGCACACCAACTTGCTCTTCAACATCCTTGCGATACTTGAATGCCAAGTGTTCTGCTATGTGCGCCATAATCGCCGCCTGCATTTGCTGCGCCATAGGATTCTGCCCAATAGTCGCCGCAATCATTGGATCTTGCATGAACGATTGATGAGCTTGAATATGCGCCTCTTGGTCTTGATAGATGAACGCCTTTGTAGGTTCACCTCTCAAGAAAGCCATATTCTCACTAATAGGATCTCTTGGCTTTTGATCGTCTTTTATTGGAACCAACTTATCTGCGTTCTTCACCCCCAAAACTTCAATCATCTGACGATGCAGCTGAGGTAAGTTATAGATCTGTGGAGCCTGCTGCGCCAACTGGATAACAGCTTGATACTGCATAATCCGCTGCGCCATAGTTGCAGCATTAGGATCTGACACTGGTATTACTTCCACCATGTCATAGTCTTCTTGCTTGGCCTTACGATCTCCACTCTCAGGATCGTATTCATACTCTGTAGGCGTATAGTCACGAATGATGTTCTTCAGGATCTTAAATTCCTGCTTCATCGAAAAGTGAACCCGCGCCTGCACAGCAGACATAGTTTTTAACTGTCGCTCAAGAATAGCCAGCGTTGTTCCCACAGGAGCATTTGCACTCATATCACTGACCTTCATGTCAGCAATAGATCCCAGTCGTCTGCCCTCTTCAGTTATCTTCTCAAGCAATAAAGCCAATACTTGGCTAGGCTCCTTATAAGGTAAGGCCATGATGTTGTCTTTAATCGACCCACTCGGTACGTCAACATCTCTAAACTCTCCGGGCGAAATAGGAGTATCGTCACCCTTAACCCTAAGTCCCCTAGCCTTCAATCCGCCGGGCAAGTTACTCAAAGTACCCGCATCAATCAACTGACGAATCAAAGATGTGCCAGCTCTTGCATATCCACCAATCAAATGGATATATCCAAATCCATAAGCACCAAACCCCGGCACATAGTCATACTGAACCATGTGCTGTCTCTTCAGCCTAATAACATCATCTTCTTCGTAGTTACGATAGATAGATAAAACCTTACCAGTTCCCACATCAATAGAAACAATATATGGTAGAGCTATCTCATCCTCATCTTCATATCCGGGCATTTCATAATCTATCTGTACTTCATAGATCTGATACCGGTCATCGTCAGTTAAAGAATATCCCTGCTCTTCGGCCTTCTTCTTCTCCACATCCGTATGAATAGCCACCGGCTCGCCCAAATCTACATCTCTGTAAAATCCAGCCGCCTGTAATTTCCTGACATCATTCTTAGTCTTGCGCATCACATGAGTTACACGCTCTGCCGTTCTAGCTCCGCTAGAGCCGTAAGGAATAATTACATCCTCAGCAGGTATATATATAGAGGTCTGTCGTCCCAAAGAGGGATCGTAGTAAACCTTCTTAAAAGCCGATCCAGAAAGACCTAAGTTAAACAGCATACGCTCATGCTCAGGCCGATACTCAGGCATCGCCTCAGTCAACTGATAATTCATATCAGCCCGAACCCTCTCAGCAGCTTCTTCCTTCATCCTGCTAACAGCGCCAATGATTTCTGTCTTTACCGGCCCCGCTGCTGGAAACGTTTCCACAATCATCTCTGATTGAAACCTCACCGCAGCCTCTGTCAATACAGTAGAGAAAACTCCACAAGCCCCATTCCACGGCTCAGTCCTCTCCTCATACTTCATACCCAAAACTTCCAACCCCTTAACCAACATATCAACCCAATCCTTACGGGAGTTAATATCGGCCTCAACCATCTCAACAATATCTGACCCTACTTTTTCTAACTCACCTTCATCCATGAACTCAGCCAGATTAGAGTCAAATTCTTCACCCTCACCCTTTTCTGTTTCAGGCTCTAAAATAATCTCAAGTCCACCAGCTCCAATGGTTACAGACTCAGGATCTTCAATTTCAATCTCAATGTCAGGAGTATCCAAAGCCTCAAGACCTTGGGGGGCAGCGTATAGTGATTTTGCAATGTCCATTTAAACCTCAATAGTAAGTGTGTTTTCTGCGAAAGTTCTTAAGCTCTTCCCGTTCATCGGTTTCAAGTCTTAAAAAACCACCTTTTCTAAATCTAATCAATGCCTGCGTAGACGAGTCCACCAAGTCATCATTCGGCGCATTCGGAAATGCAGCCATCTCCTCAATTAATTCATCAGCCCAGCGAGTCTCCGGAGCCCACACTTTACCCGAACTAAACAAATCAGCAACTGAATTTATCCGCACAAACTTATCATTACCCCGACTAGGCGTGTATTCACTAACAACAATCCCCATCGCCCTCAACTCAAATATCAACGGACTACCCGCAGCCTTCGCCTCAATCACAAACGCATCCGGCTCCCAATACAAATAATTAGCATGAGCCTTCTCCTTCAATTCAGGAAACTCCATCCGCTTCTTAAACGCATCCAACAAAATAATATTCGCATCCTCTGAATTCTCATTCAAATAAAACACACCCCATGTCGTACAAGCCGAATAATCACTCCGCTCATTCTTCGTAAACGCCGTGTCCCAACTCTGAATAATAAACTGACAAACAGGCGGATCCTCTTTAGTCCACCGCTTCCACCACTCCCTCTTAACTATCGCACCCTCTTCACCTGTCGGATTCTGCTGATACTGCGCATTCCACTTCGCCGCAGGCAACTCCTCCCGCAAAGCAGACAACTCCTCAAAACTCCAAAACTCAGGCCATAAAGGATTTCCTGACGGCATGATAGCAGGCAGCTCAATAATCTCCCATTCTTCCCCCTTATCTCTACCTGCTGCATCCTTAATAACTCTACCAGTTAGATCCCTATCTCCCCAACGAGTCATCACAATAACAATAGATCCACCGGGCTGTAAACGTTGCCGAGGGCCAGATGTATACCACTCATAAACTCTGTCATAAACACTGGGGTCGCCAGCAGCCAAAGCAGCCTCCTGCTCTGAATGCGGATCATCAATAATCAAAAGATCAGCACCCTTGCCCGTAACAGTACCCCCAACACCAATAGCAAAATACTCACCACCTCCATTAGTAGCCCATCTACCTGCTGCCTTACTATCCTGCCTCAACGCGACATTAGGAAAGACTTTAGCGTACTGCTCACTACCCACTAAGTTCCTAACCTTACGCCCAAACCCAACAGCGAGTTCCGCCGTGTTAGAACACTGAATCACCTTCTTATTCGGAAATTTCCCAAGGAACCAGCTTGGTAATAAATACGAAGCAAACTCACTCTTCGTATGTCGCGGCGGCATATTAATAATCGCCCTCTTAATCTTCCCACTGGCAATATCCTCAAACTTCTTCGCCATCAAAGAATGATGCCTCCCACTAACAAATCCGGGCCACATCATCTTCACATAATTCATAAACCCATCTTGAGCCTTCTCCCTCTCCACAGCCCCACGATACTCCATCACCTGAGCCATAAACTTCTCATACTCATGCGGTTCTAATTTATCTATCAACTGCTCAAGTTTCATAGTCTCTCTCTATCTTGTAAGTTTCGTGTAATCTGGTAACGTTACCACCTTACAGTTTCCTTACATCACTCTAAATTCCTAAAGTTGATGTAAACAGGTCTTACCGGCCCCGCTGCTGGAAACGTTTCCACAATCATCTCTGACTGAAACCTTACCGCAGCCTCTGTCAATACAGTAGAGAAAACTCCACAAGCCCCATTCCAAGTCTCAGTCCTCTCCTCAT